GAAGCCATATGACACATTGCTAACGATTTACCAACGCCCGTACCAGCGAGTATAATATTGAGAGACTTTTTAGGTAAACCACCTTTGGTAATTTTATTAAGATAATCCAAATCAAAAGGAATACGTTCTTCAACACGGTGATAAAAGTCCCAACGGCTATCACTATCATCAATAAAATCATGGCCGATAGAAGGATCAAAGGAAACAGACAAAGCATCAGAAAGAAGTTCTGGAATAGTGCCTGCATCTCGTTTCTCTTTACCATCGATAATAGATATTGATTCCATAATAGCATTGTAAATTGCCTTCTCTTGACAAAACTTTTCTGTTTTTTCTATTAACCATTCTTTATCTGTGTCAGGATCTGAATTTAGTTCTGATACTATACCAGAACATTTACTAAAACTTTCATCTGTTATAGATGAATTATTATCTAATTCAATTAACAATGCTTCTTTTGTAGGTAGAGCGTTGTATTGTGAAAGATATTTATCTATTTCTTGATATATATTTTTTTCATTTACCTCAGAAAAATATTCTGATTTTAAATATGGCAAAGTTCTTCTTGCATAATCTTCTTCATTAAGAAGATGTTTAAGTATTACTAGTTCAATCCTGTTCTGCACGTTCTAAATGTTCCTTAAGTAAAATTTGTAATATATCTCCCAGTATAGTCTTAAATTCTTTAGTTGTCAAATCTAATTTTTTGGGATTTTCACACACTATAAAGTTGAAACTAAATTTACCTATGTTATCTCCATTTTTATCTTTCTCTTCATAAGCTTGTACAACATCATATTGTATCACAACACCATCATAAGGTTCATCTTCAAGAACAACGCAATCTTGATCATCATGAAACATTTTATCATGTTTTTCTATTGTATGATAATTAGGCTTATCTAATTCTTCACTAACATGCCTCATCTTTTTTTGCCTTGTCCTCTATACTTTTTGAACCCTCGTCTTTTATGTTTGTTCATTTTGGTTAGAGACAACTTACCATTACCAATAGATGTTTTCACTTTAGTAGGTTCATGTACTGCTACTACAAAACCTCTTGCTTTTCTGGCCATTATTTACTCCCATCAATTTGTTCTTTGACTTCTTGAACCCTATCTTTCAAAACACTGATTGCAGTATTAATATGTCCAGTATCATGAGGTTGAAGTCTCTTTTCTAAAATGCTTATTTCTTCCATGAGAAAAATTAATCTATCAGTATCTTTAGCCATTATGCATCTTCCTTATTATGTCAACATCTTCTTCATCAATTAAATCACCACAACCGCAACGAGTTGGATACTCTAAATTGACAACATTATCTTCCCAACTACACCAATGTTGCCAATATATTTTATTTGTATCAGCATCAATGTAGGCTGTCTTCTGCCCCTTCGTCAACTGAAAGTTCATCGGTAGATTCACCATACAAAAACTCCTTCTTTGCCACTTCTTCTAATTTAGTCATTATATCTTCAGTAAAATATTTTTCAGGATCTTGATTAATATTTTTACCGAAAACTTTTGTACCATCAGGAAGTTCGTAACGTGTAGAAACTTTCTTAATGATATCATACTTCTCAGCTAAATCTAATAATCCATAATATCTATCTAGGCCAGTTGAGTAAGATAATTTTACTTCGACTTTTTTATTCTCTTGAGTAAATCTAGATTTAGCCATTTGTACTTTAATTATATTACCAATTACATCTGTACCATCTTTATCTTTCTTTTTAGAAAGCATAGCGATAGATGATGAAGCGTATTTAAGTCCAGCACCACCAGACATTTCTTTCATAGGTATATATGAACCCACAACATCATACACATGATTAGTAACAAGAAGAGGTACTTTTGCTTTTGCAAGCTTGAGTGATAATACTCTAAATGTACCACGTAGCAATTGTGCTTTTGTCATATCTCTTGCTGGTTTACCAGACTCGACATCTTCTAATTCTTTTGCTGACGATAGTTGCCCTAATGAGTCAAGTACCATCATCATAGGTGGAGCATCTTTGTGTTCCATGTAGTTTGTTAGCATCTTTACTGCACTTGTGCGAAAGTCTTCGATTGACTCTGGTTCTGCTATTGACACCCGTGAAACATCTATACCTCTTGACGCCATCATATCTTTTGTCACTGCGGCCTCTGTATCAAAATAGATAACTCCACCAGTTTTATTATCTTCTAAAAATTGTTTAATAACACCTAGAACAAAGAAGGTTTTCCCCGTTGCTGATTCCCCTGCAAACGCTGTGATTTTATTATTAGGAACACCACCATATAAACTACCACTAAGTACTGCATTCATAATATAAGAACCGGTATCTATAGTACCAGTAAATTCAGAAGAGTTACCGCCATCAGCTAATATATTAGTATTGTCGATACCCTTTATTACATTACTTAAAAAACTATTCATCTATTATATACCTCATCTAGTTTATCAGAAAATTCTTCAATCTTTTTACTTCTTAGTTTACCAGGCCAATGTATATAATCTTTCTCTGGGTTTTTGGCCAGATTATTCAACAATGGCTTAATCATATTGTATAGAGTATCGCATTTTTGTTGCGTTTTGTCAAGTCCAGATTTATTGAGAATTGCTTCATCTTGGGCTTGTTGTACTACTTCTAATTCTTCTTCTGTAACGGCTGTGAAGCCAAAGTCAAAATCTAAATCACTCATGAAAAAAAGTCCTCCAGTGTTGCACGTTTCTCTGATGTCCAGCCAATCTTTTCTAATATTAATTCTAATGGTTCAAGAAACGATTTGTTAAATTGCATCTCATAATCTACAAAACTATCAATACTAAACTCTTTAGGTAATACATTAATAATAGACAATACATTTTGTTTCATTACATTTGGTTCTTTCATATAGCAAAATTTTATCTTTTCACCATCTTTGATTGTTTGGTATTTCTTTTCTAGTTTATGTTGTCTTACTAAATGATTAAAAACTAATGCACCTCGAACATGTATTGGTGTTGATTTTACGAGTTCAAGTTTATCTCTCTCACCACTATCGTATTTATTTAACTCTGAAACACTTCTAGGAAAAGCAACTTCTTCAAAGGGTAAATTAGAAAACTCTTTCTTAAAACTTGCAATATAATCTTGAACTGTTTTCTCATCTTCTGACATAATTAAGTTGATGGCTTTTTTAATACTATCTCTACATGCTTGTGGGGTGCTTGATTTAATAGCCTCTATGCCCATCATCTTGAGTTTAGGTTCTGTATATCTTACGCCTTCATTATCATATACATTAAGCATATATCTTTTCTTAGCTGTCCATATAGCTTTGTCAGCGATAGCTTCTCTTTTCATAAACATCTTTTGATCATATGCATTCATTATGTCTGCAAGTTCTTGATAACTTTTATCTATGAATGGTTCTATCTTAGTTTGAGCAACTTTATCTAAAAACTCTATTGGATTTTTAGGTTTGAATTTATCTATCATTTTTTCAAACGTAATGTATAGTGAGTCTGTATCAGATGCAATTACATAATCAACTTTGTCAGTTTTTAATAAATTATTAAGATATTCATTGATACGTGCTTCTATCCACTTGATAGAGAGTTGGCCAGACTTAGTTATAGCTAACGCTTGTCTTATATCATAAAATCTAAAGTATTGATTACCCAATGCACCATAAGCAGAGTTTAACTGAACTTTTTTAGCTAACTGCATATTAGAATATTTTGATATGTCTTTTTCTAACTCTTTTGATTTAGTCTTTTGTAAATCTTTCTGAGCCTGTATCATTTTCTTTTTATAGATAACTCTATCTTCATACATCGATTGCATCATTTCAGTAAGAAAGCCTTTCTTATCTTTTCTGAAATACTGGCCATTTGCGGCAAGAACTTTATCTTTCGGTGTAGTTACATTTTTATTGACAACATCTTCAATAGATATGTCTCTGATAGAACCATCAATCAAAGTATCTGGTGATATATTATACTGCATAATCAAATGAGGATACAATGAGTTTAAATCAAATGACATAACCCACTTATGTAAACCAACTTGTGGATCTTTTACATAAGCACCTTCATATGCTTCACTCTTTCTCTTGACTTTTTTCTGAGGTATAACCATTCTCTTATCAAGTAGATAATTATGTATCAATACGTCCCACATACGAACTTGAGTATATACATCTTCATAATTTACTTTAGCATCATAAGCAAGTGCCATGGCCATTTCGATTAGTTTCATCTTATCTTCTATTTTTTCAACAAGTTCAACATCACGTATGTTATAGTCAATAAACTTTTGATAATCTAATTTATATAATTGATGTAAATTGGCAAATTCAGAATAATCTAATTTCTTTTCACCAACTTCTACACTTGCAATATGATCTAGTCTATAGCTTTCTTGGGCTGAGTATGTAAACTTCTTATAGAGTTCAATGTAATCTAACTGTGCTACACCATATAATTCATAAGATTGTAAAGTTCTCTGCAACTGTTGAATTTTTCTTTCTCGTATGAAACCCCAAGGTGATAGTTGCTCTGCTTTATATTCACCAAATATTTTTGTAATTCTATTTACAAGATAAGGTATATCAAAGAAACGAATATTCCAACCAGTAATAATATCTGGATCAAGTTTCTTCCATGTCTTGAGAAAGACATCTACTAGATTATGTTCAGATTTACAATTTATATAATATACATCATCTCTATCATTTTGATAATCGTTTGTACCCATGACATACAATTTATTTTTCATCTTGATAGTGATAGCAGTGATAGGCTGATTAGCTTGCTCTGGCTCTGGAAAGCCATCTTCAGAACCAACTTCGATATCTATATTAGCAATACGTATCTTTTCCATATCATAGTCATTACCATATCTTTCATTTAGATATGTGTATGCATGAAGTGTAGAACCATAAAATGTAAAGCCAGTGACATCTTCATATTTTTTGATATAGTCTTTACATTGACTCATACTATCAAACTTTTTAGGTTTAACTGGATGGCCATCTATTGTTGTGAATTTTGTTTTCTCTCTACTTGGTTCGTAGAGAGTTGGTTTGTAAAAAATCTTATCGTAGAATCTTTTACCGAAGTCGTGGCCACGAACATACACGTAGCTACCACGAACAAAAGCGTTTGTATAGAATCTCATAGACACATAATAACAGATTGTATGTTATGTGTCAAG